TGGATTATGTATCTCAACGTCTTGGCTTAGGTAAAAAACACGCACACGAAGGACATGAACTTTGGGTGAAGTGCATGAACAACGACAAAGATGCATGGAAGCGAATGGAAGACTACAATATTCAAGACGTAGTTCTTCTAGAGAGTCTGTATAATCATCTTCTTCCTTGGATCAAGAATGCACCTAATCGTAATCTGTACATGGAGCATACCGGTTGTCCTACTTGTGGTTCAACACACCTTCACAAACGTGGTGTAGCAGTATCTACCACTGGGTCGTATCAACGTTATCAGTGTAAGTCCTGCGGATCATGGAGTCAGGGTACTAAGTCAATTAAGAAATCTGTAGAGGTAAAACATCATGGCTAGTTTTCATGGATTAGAAGAAAATGAGAAATATAATTCTCCAATAGCAATGCCAGCACCTTATGGCTACGAAAAGGACTACACACTCGAAGATTATTTCCAGAAGTTACAGTTAAATCTTCAGGATTTAGATGAAGAATTGTCTGTAAAGTCAGCACAAGTAGGTGGAGATCACTATCAAAAGGCAGCATTACAGCCTTGGGATATTTTTCTTGCTTGGGGACTTGACCCGTGGGCTGCAAATGTGGTAAAATATATACTAAGATTTCCATATAAGAATGGCTTAGAAGACTTGAAAAAAGCCAAACATTATGTAGACTTCTTAATTGAGAATTACGATGAAGTTCATGAGAAGTATTACGAAGAAGGATAAGACTAGATGTTCCCCTTGACGCTTGAAGAACTTCGAGAGCGTCTAAAAAGCCTTGATGAGGTCACGTTAGTGGAGTTATTAGGACTCACTACGGAAGATCTTGTTAAGGCTTTTTCTGACTTAATCGAAGACAATTTTGAATCACTTATTAACGAAGTAGACTGGGAAGAAGAATAAATGACATATAAGATGACCCCGTACAACACCTTCATTGCAAAGAGCCGATACAGTCGGTATCTCGATGACAAGGGACGTAGAGAGCATTGGAACGAGACAGTAGCTCGTTACTTTGACTTCATGGAGAAGCATTTAGCAACAAAACAGAATTACACATTAACTAAAGAATTACGTGCAGAGTTAGAACAAGCTGTAAACGATTTATCTGTTGTACCGAGCATGAGAGCAGTGATGACTGCAGGACCTGCGTTAGAGCGTCAGAACGTGGCTGCATTCAATTGTTCTTACTTACCTATCGATGACCCTAAAGCCTTTGACGAAGCGATGTACATCCTTCTTTGTGGCACTGGTGTCGGTTTCTCTGTGGAGCAAAAATATGTTTCTAAATTACCTGAAATCCCGACTCAGTTGTACGATAGTAAGACTTCTATTGTTGTGTCGGATTCTAAAGAAGGATGGGCTAAATCACTTCGACAGCTCTTGGCTCTTCTCTACGCTGGCGAGATTCCAAAGTTCGACGTATCACGAGTTCGACCTGCAGGAGCTAGACTCAAGACTTTCGGAGGAAGGGCTTCTGGACCCGGACCTTTGGAAGAGCTTTATAAGTTTTGTGTTACCAAGTTTAAAGGGGCAGTTGGTCGCCGTCTCAGTTCCCTTGAATGCCATGACATTTTGTGCAAAATCGGGGAAGTTGTTGTCGTGGGCGGAGTCAGACGGTCAGCAATGATTAGCTTGTCAGACCTATCTGACGACAAGATGGCTCATGCTAAAGCAGGTAACTGGTGGGATGGGCAAGGTCAACGTGCATTAGCTAATAACTCTGCTTCGTACCTAGAAACACCTTCAATTGGTCAATTTATGAGAGAATGGAGTTCTATATATGAATCGCACTCTGGTGAACGTGGTATCTTCAATCGTCAAGCTTCTCAGGTGCAAGCTGCTAAGAATGGACGACGAGATTCGACTTATGATTTTGGGACCAATCCGTGTAGCGAAATCATACTCCGTCCTTATCAATTCTGTAATCTGTCTTCTTGTATCATTCGCTCTGACGATACTTTTGACAGCATCGCTAATAAGATTCGTCTTGCGACCATTCTTGGTACTTTTCAAGCGTCGTTAACAGACTTCCCTTACTTGCGTAAGATCTGGCAGAAGAACACTGAAGAAGAAGCATTGTTGGGTGTGTCTATGACTGGTATCTGTGATAACACCTTGTTGAATAATCCTGATGATGAAACATTACCTGCACGATTGGAGAGCTTACGTGATATTGCTGTTGCTACTAACGCTGAGTTTGCTGCTGCTATTGGTATTAACCAAAGTGTTGCTGTTACCGCAGTTAAGCCTGAAGGAACTGTATCTCAATTATGCTCTACTGCCTCTGGTATCCATCCTCAGCATAGTAAACATTATATACGTCGTGTCCGAGCTGACAATAAAGATCCACTAACACAGTTTATGATTCAAGCTGGATTCGTTGCAGAGCCTTGTGTAATGAAGCCTGAATCAACTACAGTATTTAGCTTTCCTGTAGAAGTAGCTGAAGGTGGTTTGTTGCGTGAAGACTTGTCAGCTATTCAACACTTGAAGTTATGGTTGATCTTCCAGCGTCACTACTGTGAGCATAAGCCGTCAGTGACTATCTCAGTCCTTGAGAATGAGTGGATGGATGTTGGAGCGTGGACATTCAAACACTTTGATGAAGTGACTGGTGTATCGTTCTTGCCGATGGATGGCGGTACTTACAAGCAAGCACCTTACGAGGAGTGTGATGAAGAGACTTACAATAAACTGAAGTCATTAGTGCCGACTACAGTAGACTGGGAGAACTTTAAGGAGTACGACGATAATGTCGAAGGAGCACAAATGCTGTCTTGTACAGCCGGAGGATGTTCAATATGATTATCATGTTCCACTGGATTACAGGATTTAGTATTGGATTTGAGTACGTCCCTGACTGGGACGATGAAGCTCACTTTGCTATCGACCTAGGAATACTTAGGATAATCTTTAGCAAACCACACGAAGATGATGTAGACTTCGAGTAACAAAAAAGGGACTTTTGAGTCCCTTTCTTTTTATTTCTGTTTTTCTTGTTGCATTTGTTCGTATACGTTTCCAATAGCCTGTCCAAATAGACCCGGATTTTGCTTTAAAGATTCAGAAATATACTTACGAGCAGCACTAGGATCTTTCATTAATTGAGCTGCTGCTGCTTTAGAAGCTCCTAGAGCAATTAAAATAGGAATTGATACTGGACCACTAGCATAAGCCAATGCAGAGCCTGTAGCTGCCTTAGAAGCCAGCATAAGTCCCTTAACAAGATTCATAGGATCTTGCTTACCAATAACATCAATACCTTTTTGTGCTAATGGATTTAATAGACCTTGACCAGCACCTGCAGACAGAACAGAATTGGCTTGTGTAGAACTAGCTTGTGCTAACTGCTCAGGACTGAATACACCACCTTTAGTTGTTGCAGTTTTAGATGCTTGTGCAAAATCATACAACTTAGCCCAAGCAGCATCCGCTTTAGCAATAGTTCCATCTGTGTCAACACGACTGATGTATTTATTTAAGTTTGCTAGAATATCAGTATATCCTTGATATAGTCCTTCTTTAACAACTCCAGACTTTCCTTCGTATACTTTTATTTCATCTTTAAGAAATTCTTGAATTTTCTTTAAAGCAGGTCCATCAACTTCGCCATCTTTTAGACGACTGCCGATTTCAACACGAAGAGTATTAGAAAATTTATTCTTTAAAAAATCTCTTTCAGCCGGATTAGCGACATCTGATAAAACTCCGTTGATAGCTTTATTAACACCTTCTTTGTATTCTAAATCGAACTTATTCTTACCAAGACTATCTAAAGCTGTATCATAGAAATTGCTAATTTGATTCTTCACATAAGCAACAGCGTTTTGTCCGGGCTTAACAGTCGATGGCACTTCACCGCCAATAGAAGATAATACTTCTTTAGCAACTACATTGTTAAATGATTTATTAACTTTGTCATAGTTCTTAAATGGATTTAAACTTTCCATCTGACGGAACAACCATCCGGGCACACCTTCATAGGCTTGTCCGGGAGTTACAGGAACACCTTCTTTAAGTAAATCTACAGCTCCGGGTTTTAATGTCGGAACAAGTGCTCCTGATGCTACAGAACCTACACGACCCACTAAAGCCCCTAAACCCATCTGTTCAATCTTACCAGCAATAACATCTGAAGCAGATAAATTCTCACCTTCTACAGGATTTAAAGCAGCTCCTAACGCACCTTGAGCAGCTCCTCTTGAAAGAACACTTCCAGCAACTCCACCACCCGGTATAAGTCGATTTACAGGGCTTACAATACCACCAGCGAGTTGTGCCCAATCAAAACCTTCAGCACCTGCATTGGCACGTTGAGTCTCATAAGATTTATTAGCTTCTTCTGCAAATTTACGTCCAGATTCTCCACCAATCAATTGCATAATAGCTGCAGCAGGATTAATAACAGCACCTTTAGCTACACCAGCACCAATTTGTAAACCACGATTAACACCTTGGCTTACTGCTTGCATAGCAGGACCTTGTTCTTGCTTCTGTGACTGATCAAGATATGCAAAAGGATTATTTATATCACCACCGGCAGCAGTTACATTCTCAGGTAAAGCTGGTGTTGGATTTGTGGGTCCAACCTGTCCTTGAGGAACAAGCTGGTTTCCTTGCCATATCATTTTTTGAGTTTGTGGTTGAGCACCACCAAGCTGTTGTGAAAGTTCTGTTAAAGCATTTTCATCGAGTTCAACCGAAGAAGATACTGTCTTACCATTTATTGTATACTTAGGCATTCCTTAATCCTCTACAGTTACAACAGTTCCATTTTTTAATGTAATTGTTTTTTTATTACCAGTTGGTTGACTTGAAGAACCTGCTTCAGTGCCTTTGTATCCTTTTAATGTCCCAAACTGCTCATAATACATAGCAGCTTGTTTTTTATCAGCAACAGTTTCAGCAGCTTGTTTATACAGTGCTTTTAAACGCTTAAGGTTAGCTTCTTTACTTTGTGCTGTGTCGTATTGACGAGCAAGCAATGCTTCTCCTTCTTTCTGAGCAAACTGACCACCAAGAACTTGACGTAAGTTTGATTGAGCAACTCCGCCTATAAGATCTTTTACGTCTGCTGCTTCAGGAACAGCATATGGTAATATACCAGTCTTATCTAAAAGACCTATCATTTTACCTGATGTGTCGCCTTCTTTTGATTGCTCAATGATTTTAATAGCTCTATCAAGTTCACCTAAATTCTTTTCTAAGTTATTGATACCACCACCAGCAAAATAATCATTATAGTCTTTACCGAACTTAGTGTCTACAGCTTTTTGTGCTGGAGACAAAGGACCAATACCTGCATTAGCAGCATTAGATGCTCTTAAGGCTAACATTGCTTTACGATCTTGTGAAGCTGTTAACACTTGTAAAATTTTATCTGGAGAACCATATTTAGACACAACATTAATAACATCTTGTTCAGATGCATTAGGACCTAAAGCAGATAATTCAGCACGTAGTTTTTCTTCTTGAGCAGCAGATATTTCTGATTTCTGTACATTCAATTGACTTTGTTTATTAGCCAAAGTTTTAGATTGTACTTCCTGTGAACGAGCAAAAGCCATCTGAGCTAAATCTGGAGCACCGTTCTTAGCTAATGCTTGTGAATATTGTTGTAAACCTTCAGAAGATGTTAAGTCAAACTGACCTGCAAGTTGTTTAGCCATTGTAGCTTTTTGCAACACAGGATCTTGAATACCTAATAATTGCATACCAGCATTACCTAACTGTGTACCGCCTTGCATTAAGCTATAACGAGCAGACTGTAAAGGATCTAATTGAGCCAACTGCATATTCTGGTTAGATTGCAATAATGCTTGTTGTTGTTGATACTGTGCAGGATCTACACCAAACATCCCTTGTACGATTGAATTATCAGCCATTGTTTTTCCTTTAAAAGTCCTGAGCAGCTAACATTCTAGTTTGCTCTGAACCTAGATTAGTACCGTATTTGAATGCAGTCATTGGATTTCCGAGTAGATCTCCAAACCAATTACCCAGTTGTCCGCCAACTTGTCCCATATTAGTACTTGAGGTGCCTTGAAGAACATTAGCTAATGGGTTATAAGACTGATTTGCTACCTGATAAGGAGCTGCTGCTGTTGCTCCTGTTAATCCATACTTAGCAGCATTCGCATTAGCTGTAGACTGTCCTGCACCCAATGAAGTACTTAAATCAAACGCATTCTGACCCATACCTTCTACAGTATTAGCAGTACCCAGCATTGTATTTAATGGGCTATAACCAGCAGAAGTTAGATTTGGAACTTGTCCAAGTAAGCCAGCACCTGTACTAAACAATCCAGCACCAAACTGAGCACGTTGTTGACCGTATTGATCAGCCTGAGCTGCTAATGTAGATTGTTGTTTTGCTAAAGCATTATAGTACGCAGCCAATTCAGGATTAGTTTGTTGCATTCCTCCAGCAACTGTACCGCCAGTAGCTAAACCTGTACGACCTGTTTGAAATTGTTGATTACGTAAACCGGCTAAGTTTTGCTCGTTAGTTGGGGCTAACAAAGCATTTTGCTGAGTCATATAATCTTGAGCAGCTTGCTGTGGAGAAGTAGCAAGATATTGTTGTCCAAGATTAAATAAACTAGAAGCACCGCCATATAACGGTTGTGCAGCTTGACCTACTTGATTAGGATTATACGCACCAGCACTAGCTAAAGTAGCATTAGAGATACCTTGTAGTCTTGGGTCTAAAGTATAACCAGCTTGTGTAATCTGCCCTGTTGTAGGATCTCTAGTAAAATTAGACTTACCAAAGTTAGTGGTTATTCCAATAGGATTAAACTGTGATGATGTTTGTCCGTATTGACCAGCATTATAAATACTTTGACCAGCATTTCCTTGTGCAGAAGCAGCAGAGCCACCTTGAGCACCTCCACCAATCATTCCACCAATGCCACTACCAAGTGCAGCACCTACAGTAGGAGCACCAAAGAAAGAGCCAGCGACTCCTCCGACCAAACCACCAATTGAACTACCCATGATTAATCACTCCAATAATGAACTTGAACTTCATTTCCTGTGTTTCCTTGTAATTTGACATAAGGTTTAAACCCTAGCTGTTTAATAAACTTCAGATACGCAGGAGAGTCTTGTTCTTTTGCACAGAAAAGAGGACCGCCATGTAGTTCTGTAAATGTAAACCAATCTTTCTTTAATTCTTTAAATACTTTAGGACTCCAGTTATATACTTCACAATGCATAAACTGTCCATCCTGAAACTGTTCTATTGCAAATAAATAATCTTTACGAACAATAACTGGTATTTGAAGCATTAATATAATTCAACCCAGTTATCAATACCTGAACCGTTAAAGTTTAATTGATATGTTGATCCCGGAGGAACAATAGTGAAACCACCTGAGTGAGCACCAGCTCCGTTGAACTGCCAGTTAAATGCTGATACCTGAATACCGTCAACTAAGATTTGTAGACTTGGACCTGAGTTAGCTGCAGAGCCTGTAGCAGATACAGCAATAGGGTATGAATAACTATTTGTATATTGTGTTCCTGAACTTCTAGAACCAGTTACGTTGTGCCATGTTTCACCACCAAGACCAAGTCCTCTAACGGTTGCAGGAGCTGCTGAAGTCCAGTTTGTGCCATCAGACTTTAATACATTTCCTGAACTACCGGGAGATACCCCAGTAACTGCTGAAGTACCATTTCCAATCAATACAGCTTTAGATGTCAGTGTAGAAGCACCTGTACCGCCATCAGCAACAGCTAAGTCAGTAATACCGACAATAGTGCCACCAGTAATATCTACTGAAGTTTTGTTCTGAGCAGCCATTGTACCAATAGTACCTAGAGCAGTAATCTCTTGTTTAACATAAGCTGTGTTAGCTAACTGAGTTGTATTAGAACCAGTAGTAGCTGTAGGTGCGGTTGGAGTACCTAATAAAGCAGGACTAGAGATGTCCGCTTTAGAAGCAATAGCAGAAGAGATAGCTGTAAACTCAGTATCTAATTCAGTACCTTTAACAATCTTACCAGCATTACCAGTAGGAAGAGTATCCTTACTGGTGAAATTAGTTGACTTTGAATAATCAGACATTATAAATTCTTTCCTGTTTTAATAGCTACGTCTACTTTTTGAACAGACAATGGAGATCCATCTATGTCTGATTCAAATCCAATTTGTAATACTCGTCCAGATCCTGAAGCATTAAACTTTAGTGTATCTAAAGCAATACCATTAGCGTATTCTGCAATACCATATTCCGCAATACCGTATTCCGCTACAGTAATAGGATCTAATACAACAGTGCTACTGTTGTAGTTATTGGTATAGTCAAAACCCCATTTGATAGAAATAACCTGACTACCGCCACCAATCACAACTAAACCAAGCTTCTTAAGAATCTTAATAGCTGTTGGTTGGTCAAAGTCAAAGTAGTTAGTATAGTAAGACCAACGATATGCAGTTCCGTTATCTTGATAGCCAGTGTAATTACCTATGTATCCTGCTTGTCCAACGTATAGTTTTCTATCTTCTGTTACATGAAACGCTGTAGGATTAATGTTCTTCCAGATTGTTGTTCTTGCAGCTCCATTCTCCAATGTACCACGAGTATCGAAGCAATATGTAAATCCTACTGAAGGTAACGATAGGAGGTAGAAAGCATCCGTCGCAAAGTAAACTGCTTTAATATTCTTTAGAGTCTCTGTAGATACGTTAGCAATAAGGTCATCACGTACATTCTTAGATACATCACGCAACGGCATTGACTTTTCTTGAATCAAACGACCAAGAGACTGTACACCTGTCTCAGATAAGAACATGATGTCTGAACCAAATACAGAGACAACAGAGTCACGAGCAATACAACCAACACCTTTAATAACATCTTGTAATGTCATTGTTGCTGGATCTTTAGGATTAGCATAAATAATAATGCTACGTTTACAGAAGATAATAAAGAATCCATTATGTGCTGCTAAAGCAACAATACCGTCACCTGTAGGGATAACTGTACTAATGTCTAAATAACCAGAAGTACCTGTGGTAAAGTTAGTTG